GTCTACTGTGGCCCAGGCTGTAGAGATTTCTACCCCCCTACCCATGCCCGAGCCCTCCGTCGTCGCGTGCCGTCTTCTGGGAGTGGTGCATGTGGCACAGGCTCTGCAGGTTGCCGAGCGAGTTGATCCCCCCGCGCGCCTTGGCCACCACGTGGTCGACCTCCGTCGCGACGACCACCTCGCCCATTCCCTTGCATGTCCGGCACAGCGGTTCGCGCCGCAGTTGCATCGCTCTCAGCTTTTGCCAGCGCCGGCCATAGCCGCGCTTTGCCGCACTCGGTCGGTCCTCTGGAATGCGCGGCAGCGTCCCCCGCATTCGTGCCCGGTGTGAGGCTGCTCTCTGTGGCATGTAGTCTCAGGCGAAAGAAAAAGCCCTCGACCCCCTAGTACTAGGGTCGAGGGCTAAACTCTTCCGGGCGTCCCCGGATCAATCGCCTAAGTAGTGCCCCAGAATGCGCAGGTTGTCAAGGGGTTGTCCCAAGTTGCCTGCTTATGTCCGCAATTGTCCCTTTATTCCCGCTCAGCCAGACGTCGAGTTGAGCGGTGTGCGCAAACACCGTGCGGCCGCGACGGTAGACCGGCAGCCCCTGCTCCCGCTCAAACCGACGCAGCGTCTTAGGCGACAGACCGAGGTATTTTCCGATCTGCTTCCAGCCGGTCAGAACTCGTCCATGCGCTTCGTCCATTCAGTCTCCTTCTGTAGCGCCACAAGCGCTGGCCTTGGCAATGATGGTGAAGTCCTCGCGGTCTGCATGCCACGTTAGCGGCATATCGGTTGGCACAGCGCGGCGGATTGCCCAGAACTCGCCAGCACGTCCTGCCAGCTCATCAGGAGAAAAGGCTCATAATATCCCCGAAAGGCGAATTGCCAGCCGCCCGATTTCTTCCCGATGTGCCGAATCTCCGCCGGCCGATCGCAGTGCGGGCAGACGTCCCTGTGCCAGAAGTAGTTGATCCCCATCAGATCTTCCTCCACGGCGGCCACCCGATCCTCCGCTCGAGCAACGGAATCAATTCGATCTTCACTTTCAGTCCCGGGCACGCTCCATAGACTTTCTGAATCACCGCCGTGGCCACCTGGCGATCGTCCCGGAATGCCACCGCGTTCAAGGCATCGGTGACGGCCTTGACGATGTTGTCGCAATCGGGTCGAGTCGTATGCGCCAGGCCGACGCTCTCAGCGAGCTCTCGCTTCCATTTCGGCCAACTCTTCGGAATCGGGAAGATCACAATGGCCTCCAGGAAGATCGGCCCTTCATGCGGCCGTCTCCAGTGCGGGCTGGCCGCGCGAAAGGCATCCCGGATGAGACTCTCATAGTTCTCGGTCTTCCTCGGGGTATAGTGGCCCGGGATGCCCGGGACGAAAAACTCGATCACGCGCTCTGTGCTCATGCTCCCTCCCTGGCCGCGGTCGCGGCGAATGGAATCTCCTCCTCGGGGATCTCGGCGCTCTTCGCCGCCGGCACCGGCAGGTTCTCGAGGGCCTGGCCGACGGTCTTCGGCAAAACCGGCTTCGGGATGTGCCGGCCCTTGGCCAGCTTCTTCGACGCGAGCAGGCGCTGGTCGATCTCCTTCTGGCGCTTGCGCGCCGCCTCGTCGCGTGCCTGGATCCGCGCCTTTCTCTTCACGAGCTCCTCCGACTCGAAGGTCTCGAAGAGCCCCGCCTGGTCCGGCTTGATCACGAATTTCTTCCGGTCGCCGACGTCTTCGACCAGGAGGCCATAGTTGCGGCCATGATCGTCGGTGCCGACGCCGCGGATCTGGAAGTTCGGCCCCCGGTCCTCGCGCGGCTCGATGAGGCGGACCATGTCGATCTGCCCCTCCTCGAAATCCCGCACCAGCTCCCGGAAGCCACGCGGCAGATCCCACCAGGGATTCTCCCGGTCCCGAAACGAGCCCACCGCGTCCAGGTGGCGCGCATAGGCGGGCTTCACGAAGTCCTCGAGCCTCGGCTTCTTGTCCCCGCCCACGACGAGTTCCATGGCCACCGCCTTGAAGATGCTCACCGGGATATCCAGCAGCATCTGCTGCTTGTGGCTCCAGAGAATGCCGGCGTCGTTCCGGCCATAGTTCCAGTGCTGGGCGATCACCTTCTCCCAGATCTCGTCGAATTCATGCTTCTGCATCAGTCCTCCTCTCGATCGATGCTGATAATGGCTTCGATCAGGGCTTCGACGAAGCTGCTCCTCGCAACGGCGACGCCGGGGCCACTGATATACGCGTAGCGTTCCTGCATAGTGATCGTGGCGTAACGCGCCTCCAGCCAGGCGCGCGCCCGCTTCTCTAAGATTGCTTCGCCGGGAACGCTGTCTATCGGCACCCCATAGATGCGCGTGATGTCCGTGCCCGTGCGCTTGCCCTTCTCTGGATCAATACAGGGCCACCCCATAATCTCGATTGCCTTGCGGCCTTTGTCACTCAGCCAGTCCATCACTCCTCCTTCTCGATCGCTTCGGCGATCGCCTTGCGCAGGGGCGCCCCGCACAGGTCAATATGCTGCCCCTGCCGGCCGGGCTTTGAGACATGAATTTTCCGGACGCCTAACCGCCGCGCCGTGGCGATCAGCCGTTCCTCGTCTGCGTCGATCAGATGCCCCCACTGGTGCGACACTCTGAAGCACGCCGGAGACGATCCCGGCCAGTGCGTCCCTTCCCACACGTGCAGAGCCTGGCCGCCTTTGGCCGCGTAGGCATGGGCCGCTAATATCTCATGGGTCGCGAACCGCACCATCATCCCGTCCTCTTCAGATCGAACTCCGGATCCGGCCGCGTCCGCTTCGCCTCCTTCAGGCGCTTGGCAATGTCCCAGGGCGCGTCGTTCACTTCCGTCTTCTCGACCTCCGCGCGGATCTCCTCGAGGCTGAAGCCCATCTCGAAACACTTGGCGATCTCTCGCTGGATCCGGGGCTGGTGGATCTCGCTCTTGCTCAGGCGCTTGAAGTCGCCCGCGAGGAAGTGCGCCTCCTGCATCGCCGCCGAGCTGCTCGTCACCGGCGGCGGCGAATCCTCCTCCTCGTCTTCGCGCGTGCGCGCGGTAGAATCATTAACGTCCTTTTCATATTCATATTCATATTCAAGGGCTGCTTCGCCTTTGCTTCGCTTCTGCTTCTTCTTTTTCTTCTTTCCTCCCTTGCGCCCTGCTTCCACTTTGCTTAGCCTCTGCTTCTCCTCGCGGACCATGCGTCGGCTATAAATCGTGCCGTCGTCGTCCTTTTCGGCTACGCCGTAATCCAGAAGCTGCTTCAAGGCTGCTTCCACTGTGCTTTCGGAACTTCCAACGAGCGCGGCGATTTCCTGCTTGCCAAGTGCTTTCCCGTTCAGGCGCAACTCGCCCCGATGTTCCATTTTGTGCATGTGGCAGAGGAGCTCGATCCAGAGGCCGCGGGCCGCCAGACCGCACATCCGCAGGCCAGACTCCCTGAGCCAGTCGCCGACGAAGAACATGATGGCTGGCTGCGGGTTGCCTGTAGTGCTCTCCTTCACGGGATGATTCCCTTCATGTCATGGGCCGGCCTGGCCGGGGTGAAGAAAAAGGCAAGAAGCCCCCGGTCCAGGTCGACCGATCAGTCGAAATGCTTTCGTGCGTCGCGGCGAGCCGCGAGCATCTTCTTCAGCTTCCGGATCTCGCTCCGGTTCTGGATCCCCACCTTGCGCAGCTCATGGACGGCCTTCGCCAGGATCGAGAGCCCCTCGGTGAAAGCCGCGCCGAGCTGGGCATGACCCTGAACCTCGACCGCCACCTGCCGGAAGACCTCCACGATCGGGGAGAAACCGCCAGCCTCCTTGGGCGCTGTCCGGGGCGTGCGCTTCTTGTGCTTTCTCTTCGCCTTCTTCCGATACTTGGCCGTCGGGCTGACCCAGCCATGAGCCTTGGCTCGATGCCGGCCAAGCCCCGACCGTCCGCTGAATCCTTGACCGCATTCGGGACACTCATGTAGCAGCGGTGTTGATGCCTTCGGCTCTTCGATCGCCTCCGGTCCGACGACCTCTGCCGGCGCCACGGCCTCCTGCTCTTGCATGGCGCCTGTCGGCTCTCCGATCATCTCGTCTCCTTTCAGTTCCAGAGCCATATCGGAATGATTACTCTGAGCTTCTTGTCCTCGCGGATCACGCCGCCGCCGGCCACGCCGTGGTAGATACTCATCGCCCAGAATATCGGCCGCGTGATGGCCGGAACGACCAGGGCCGTGATCTGCCGCGCCCCCGGGAGCGAGCAGCGATGCGACCGCAGCCGGCAGCAGCGCTGGAAGTGGATCTCCTCGAGCTCCGTCATAGAAACCTCGCCTGTCCATTCGGGTCGCGGCGGACCGCATACCACGTCACGCACGAGTTCCGGCAAGCCGAGCATTGCCGGCGAGGGCCTTTGCGGACTAGGCCGGCTTTCTCGAGCTCCGGCAGCCGCCTCGCCGGATCGTGCCGGTCGAGACGGAGGTTCCGGGCGACCTCCGCCGAGGTCAGCCCGGGCACGAGCATGAGCTCGTGCAGTACTTCTTTCCGCCGGCGATCGGCCCGACCGGAACGCTCGATATTATCGGCGGCCATGAAGCTCGTGACGGGATCCGTCGACCGGCTCCCCGCCTCGATGCCCACCAGGAGCGGCGGATCCTGCGGGTGCGGCCCTCCGACTCGCTCATGCGATCGCCTCATCCTCACTCCTCCGCCCCGGCCTGGTTCATTTCGTTCTTCTCGACTTCGGCCTCGAGGTCCTTGATGATCTCGTCGCCCTGGGCGGCGGTCAGGTCCGAGAGGCCCTTCACTCGATACTTCTTCAGCAGCTCGATGCCGTCCTCGCGGGTGAGCCCGAGCTGACCACCGAGATCTGCGATCCGATTCTTCTGATCTATGGAGATCGACATGGCGTCGAAATCGCCCTCCTTCGGCTTGGGCTTGCCATTGCCCTTCTGGTTCGGGATCGGCACGATGTGCCGGCACTTGGGAAAGCCGCTGCAGCCCCAGAAGAACCAGCCGGTCTTCTTGCTCTTGCGCTTCTTCATGGCCAGGCCGCACTGGGCGCACGTCGGCGCGTCCGGATCGGCTGGGGCGGGATCGGTCCCTGGTGGCGCTGAGGGGGAAGCGCGCCGCGATCCCGCCCCTCTGCCGGATGGTTTGCCATTGCCCTGGCCGCGATAGGCCCGGAGCTGCGCGGGACTCATGTCCTCAATGTCCTGGGTGAACAGGGCCGAGAGGCCGGCCAGCCGCAGGGTGCCGTCGATCATGGAGGACTTCTCCGCCATCTTGATCGTGGTGTTTGCTCGCGGGCTTTTCTTGTCCAGCGTGGCCGCGCCGCGACCCTCGGCGAGCACCTGGCCAGTACGCAAGGAAACGAGCTGACAGCGATAGGCCACGGAGGCGCCCCTGAGCTCGAGGGCCGCCATGGTTTCCTCGTCCACATTGAAGAGGGGCACCACGTCCATGTGTCCATTGATCTTCTCGCTGCCCGGTTTCCAGAGCGAGTACTTGGCGCCACAGTCGGGGCAGAGGATCAGCTTGCCGGCGTCGTTTCGGATCGAGGTCTGGCCGTCATAGCTGCAGTCCATCCGCCTATCGTTGTCGAGCTTGATCTTGCGGTGGATGAGGCCATAGTCCACGCCGGCGATCAGGTCGGAGGCGACATAGTCGAGGAGCGCCCTGCGCTTCTCCCGGTGGATCTCGAGCGAGGCCGCGAACTGCTCCGGGGTCTGCTCATAGGCATCGAGGCGGCGCTCCTGGCGGAGGGCCGGCACCTGGGCGGTCGGTTGCTGGATCTCCTGGACCGGCGTCGCTTCCTTCACCGCCGGCACGAATCGCCCCTTCGCGTCGCGCCCCCGCCGGGGCTCGTCCACTACCGTCGATTCACTTGCCTTCATTGGTCCTCCATTCTTGCCTTCACCTTCCGCCAATAGGCCAGGGTCCCCCGCCGGCGCCAGCCTTGGGGTCCGCCGTTCCAGATCCTGGCCGCGGCCTCCGGGCCGCTGAGTTGATAGTGCTTCATGTAGTGGCCGACGTAGACCTCGAAGATCGCCCGCGACTTGGCCGGGTCGTATCGGTCCGCCAGGCTCCAGCGCTTGGACCTGACGATTCGGTTCGCATCCCTGACGCAGATCGGACGAATCTGTGCCACCCCGACCGCCTGCTCGCGGGCATTGTGCGCCCGGGGATCCCCACCGCTCTCCACGGCACAGATGGCTCGCCATAGGTTGTCCTGGCCGGCCGCCGGCGCCGCCACCAGGCCGAGGAGCAGGACAAGGCACGTGGCCATTGCCCGCCGGGCCTGCCGCTTCTCCTTCGCGCGGATCCGCTTCGCGATCCGCAGCTCGATCTCGCGCCGCTTCTCGAACATGCGCTCCGCCTCCTCGTCCCAGGGCGCCACCTTGATCGTCCAGTTCTTCGGGTCCATCCATCGTGGCGGGTTGCGCGGATGCCGCTGCCACTTCCGTCCCCCGCGCACGGGCGGCTTTTGCGCGCTAGAATCGCTTCCGATCGGTTTGGGGCTCATATACTGCCCTCCTGCGCTCCGATGGCCTGTTTCGGGCTAGAATCCCGGCTCAACCCGTCTTGTTTATTCAGTCTGGCGGCGGCCCGGCGTCCTGATGCTGACTTGCCTGCAGATTTGAGCGCCTTCGGGGTCTTCCCGAACCGCCAGGGGAAGAGCCAGCATTCCGGGTCCGTGCACAGCTCGACCTCCTTGGCCACATAGCCGACGCATTCGAGGCAGAAGTTCCGCATCGCCACTCGGGCGATCGGGATCTCATCCGGCCTCCGCCGGCGCCGCACGATCTGCTTGAACTTCGGGCTCACTCTTCCTCCTTGGGGCCGAGGCGCTCGGCCAGATAGCGATCCACCGCTTCATGAATGACCCGTTGGGGAAGGCCCGGGTGGCTCAACATGAAGGTCAGTACTTCTTCGGCTTTGCGCAGGATCACCTCGAACATCCGGAGCCGGCTCTGCATCGTGGAGTTGATCCCCGTGAGCTCGGCCACCGTCCGCTTCAGGTTCGCGTTCTCCTTGGTAAGCCGATCGATCGTCACCTCATGCACCCGCGTCGCCAGCTTGCCTTCCCCGCTCATGCCGCCTCCTCATCGCACTGGTGCGCATCCCAGTCGATCTCCTGGGTGAGGTTCTTCGATACGGCGCCCTCGATCTTGATCTCGGCGTAGATGCCGAGCTGCTTACTCAGTGCGGTGATCGCCTCGGCCCGCACCTCGGGCGAGGCCAGCCAGAGCAGCCGCATGATCTGGATCACGTCCGGGACCTGGTCGCTCTGGACCTTGCCCCAGTTGTAAAGTGAGGAGCGGCCGACATCGAGCTCCTTGGCGATCCTCGCCATCTTGTCCTTTACCGCCTCGACCTGCAGCTCCCGGTGGCGGCGGATCGAGGCCACGGCCGCGCGCACGATCCGGGCGATCAGCCACTTATCCATGATTCTTCTCCGAAAAAAGGTTCCAGCCCAGCGAACATGGGCTTGGACGCAAGTCCACTGCCGTGGACATGCCTTTTCCGCTTGGACGGGCCCGTCAGGAGGACCTTCACATCTTGGATGCCCGCCCCAAGTAATCCTTGACTCGACCTATGCCCTGGAGTATGCTGCAGGCAGCGTGAAGAGAAGAGCGCGCCAAAGCTGACAACTGAATCCGACCGGAGCCGTGTGGTAGGTCCCGTGAGGGATTGCCCTGGCGCGCTCGTTTCTGGTCTTGGTCTCATGATTGCCTCCGGCGGTCCAGTTGTCACGGGCGATCATATAGTCGCCTGCCTGACCTGTCAAGTCCAAAATTAGGCGAGCGGTTATCAGCCGGCGGGTAAAAGCCGATGGCCAAAAACGTTATCTTTGCAAGAAAATTTTCGGGCAGGTTGCGTCAGTTGGTCGAGGAGTCGGGCGGGATGCAGGAAGCGGCCACAAAGGTGGGCATCAGCTATCACGATCTCGATAGCATGGTCCGGCGGGAGAGCATTCCCCAGGCCGACCGGATCGACAAGATCTGCCGCGGGCTAGGCTGCAGCCCAGCCTGGCTGATCTCCGGGGAGGGGCCCATGGTCCCGGAGGTTCGCGCCCAGGCCGAGGGGATCCCCGTCCTGGCCACGGCCAGCGCGGCCAATGGCCGGGTCCATGCCGTGAGCGACGGGGTCGAGCGCTATGACCGCCTCTTCCGGTTCCCGGCGAATGTCCACATGGTGCTCGTCTCCGGCGACAGCATGAGCCCCACCGCCCTGGACGGGCAGCAGGTCTTCGTCCTCCGCGAGGATCCCGAGGACGGCGGCCTGGCCGTGATCGAGAAGAAGAATGGCGAGGTCCTCTTCAAGCGCGTCTACTTCGACCGCAAGGAGGACTGGCGCAAGGTCCAGTGCCAGTCCGTGAACCAGGACCCCAAGTATCGGCCGATCACCCTCAAGCGATCGGAGGTCCGCCACATCTACAAGATCAAGGGCACGTGGGTATGAAAGGAGCACGCCATGAGGAAGCTCATGCTGGTGATCGTTCTGTGCGCAAGCGCTCTCGTCGCGGAAGCGGCTGAGAAGAAATGGATCGTCGAAAGCGTCGCCACCTGCGGCAAAGGGGTCAAGTCCTCCACCACCTCGCCGCATCATGCCCGGGCATGGGAGGTGACGGCGCCGGTCAAGGGCGGCACCTATGAGCTCCGCGTCCAGCACCAGGCCAGCGGCAAACCCGGCGCGATTCGTCACGCGGCGTGGCTCGATACCGATCGCGATGGGATCCCGGACAAGCTGCTGAAGACATCGCTCCCCCTGATGGCAGCCCACCCTGGCGAGTGGACCTCCTGGAGGTTTCACTTCCCTGGAGGACGTCTCTTCGTCGGCTATTCCTGGAAGCATGAGGACGAGGTCTCGTTCTATTCCGGGAATCGACCAACCCCCAAAGGCTGGAAAGGCTTCGGCAAGATCATGTTCTATACCGAGATCCTGGGTGGCGTGCCCAACCTCCCATCACCAGGCCGGTATGTGAATCTTCACCTCGACCGAGTCAAGACGCCAAGAAGGGAGCGCCGCATCCTTGCAAAGGGAAAGCCCAGACCTAAGCCGAAGATAGCTGAGAAATGGCAGGGGTTCCGTGGAGTGAAGTGGGGATCGCACATTACCGAGCTGGCCGGCCGAGTGGACGCCAAGGGAAAGATCGGCAGCTATAAAGTCTATCTCCGGGACGGAGAGCGGTTGCAGATCGGGAACGCTCAGCTTGAGATGATTGGCTTTGCCTACTACAAGGATCGCCTCGGCATGGTCGCCATCACCTGCAAGGGCTCGGAGAACTCCAAGGCGCTTCTTCTGAGCATGATTGCGCACTATGGCAGGCCCTCTCAGCCCAACGAGTTCATTGAAAAATACCAGTGGGTTGGGCCAAACGTCTGGATCATCCTGGAGAAGGGCTTCGGCAACGAGACCGAGGTCCAGATGGTCTATGATCCCATTCACAAGCAGGAGCAGATCGACGATGCCGCGGCGGCCATCAAGGCGAAGGATGATTTCTGAATGAACGTCGCGATCTATACCCGCGTGTCGACGATCGAGCAGGCGCGCTCCGGCATGTCGCTCGAGTTCCAGGAAGCGCGGTGCCGTGCCTGGGCCCAGGGCAAGGGCGCCCAGGTCGTCGAGGTCTACTGCGACGACGGCTATTCCGCCAAGGACATGAAGCGGCCCGCCTTCCAGGAGATGCTTCGCGACATGGTCAAGGGCCGGTTCCAGGCGATCGCCGCGCTCAAGGTCGATCGTCTCTCACGCACCGCCCGGGATTTCTACTCCTTCCTCGCCCAGCTCGAGGAGTTCGAGGTCGCCGTGGTCGCCGTCACCCAGGATGTCGACACCTCGACCCCGGCCGGCCGGCTCATGCGCGGCATGCTCCTCGAGTTCGCCCAGTTCGAACGCGAGATGACGGCCGAGCGCGTGCGCGAGACCATGCTCGCGGCCGCCAAGAAGGGGAAGTGGGGCGGCGGGGGGATCCCCCTGGGCTACCGCGTCGAGGAGAAGCAGCTCGTGCTCGATCCGGACAAGGCATCCGTCGTGCGCGAGATCTTCCGCCTCTATCTTGAGGGCCACGCCTCGCCGGCGATCGCGCGGGAGATCGCCTCGCGCGGCCACCGCATCGGCAAGCAGGGCGTCCTCTATGTGCTCCGCAACCCGGTCTACCGCGGCAAGATCATCTGGCAGCGCAAAACCTATCAGTCGACCCATGACCCGATCGTCGACGCCGCCACCTTCGACGCCGCGCAGAAACGGCTTGCCTCCCGGAGCAACGGTCCGATCGATCGGAACATCGCCAAACGAAAATACCTCTACCGCCTGGACGGATTGATCCGCTGCGGCCAATGCGGCAGGCACATGAGCTGCTCCGCCGGCAGCGGGCGCGGCCGGCGGTATTTCTACTATCGCTGCACCACCAAGGATCGCGGACTGGAGTGTCCGCAGAAACCGATCAATGCTGAGAAGATCGAGGACCTCATCATCAAGGAGCTCTGTGCCCTGGCCGGAAATAGCTTGCTTCTGAAATCCGCCACCCAGGATGCGGCCCAGCGCCAGGAGGAGGGGATCGCCGCGCTCACGGAGCAGCTCGCCATCGCCCGGCGCGATTTCCACCAGGCCGAGCGCAGGCACGGCAACCTCATGCAGCTCGCCACCGAGGGGCACATCAGCGGGGGGAATCAGGCCTCATGGAATGACGAGCTCGAGCGGTGGACCGCCGTGCGGGAGAAGGCGGCGATGCGCGTCGACGCCCTGGCCGACGAGCTCGAGGCCATGGAGAAGCGCGAGGACGAGGAGATCGATCCAGCCGCCTTCGTTAAAAAGGTCGCCGAGCATTTGCAGCTCGGCGACTCAGAGGAGCAGCGGCAGTGGCTTCACACCATCATCCGCCGCATCACCATAACCGATGATGACCTTGAGCTTTGGCTCTGGCCCATGGTTCGCACCGTGGCTAAGTATGGCTGATGATGCTGGTCCTGGTCCTCTTCGCGTCCACCATAGTTCCTCCTCTCCAGCCGGCCACGAGAAGCAAGCCTATGCGGCGAGCAGCGCCGCAATCAGGATGGTCGCGATCGCCTTGGCGGCGCCGATGACCACTTGCTTGCCTTGCTGGCCGAAGCGGCGGATATATTGCTCGGCCGCCTCGGTCCGCATGGTGACGAGGAGATGCTGGATGTTCCGCATGTGCTTGGCCTTCTCCTCCTCGGTGGCGGCGGTGATGGCGAGGATGTGCTGCTCGGCGAGATCGTGGGCATAGCGCTGGGCGATGGCCGCGGCCTGGTCCTTGTCCCAGAGGCCGCCGAGGAAATGCTCCAGCGCCTCGTTGAGGATGCGCTGGAGCTCTTCTTCTTCAATCGGGGGCATGGATCCCGGCCTCCTTCTTGGCGGTCTCGATGAGCGAGCGGAGCGCGCCGCAGCTCTCGAGCCGGATCCGTTTACTCGTCTCGTCGAGGGCCGGATCGCCCTCGACATAGCCCTTATATTCGGGCAGGATCACCGCGGTGTGCTGGTCGATGGCGAGGACGAATGCCTTATGAGGCGTGCAGCCGCAGAAGAGGGCCGCGAGCCCGACCAGGCAGATGATGATCGCCAGGACCGCCACCGCGACTTCGAGCTTTTCTCTCATCGCGGGATCAACCTCCGTTCTTGACCTCGGCCGCCCCTTTGCCAAAGTCGGCGACGCCCTGGGCGCCAATGTAAACAAGCAGCGCGGCGACGATCTGCTGGACCGCCGTGCCCCACTCCTGCGTCCCGGTGATTCCCGAAGCCGCCGCGATGAGGACGGCGGCGATCAGGACCTTAAACTTCTTCGACTTCAACAGAGCGCTCATCGGTTCTCCTTTCGATTCAAGCGCTATTTGTCGCCCGCGCACGATGCGCAGGCCTTGCCAGAACTTTTCGAGGGACATCTTGAGATAGCGCAAGTTCGCTGGCCAGAGGATTCGCCAGCGGCGTTCCCAGCCGACGTGCCCTTTGGTCCTGATCCGTTTCAGCGGGCATGAGTCTCCGGTCCTCATGGGGCCAGGCGATCGAGCACGGCCTTGCTCCCGCCGATGATCGCGGGAAGATTCGCGAGGAAGACCCCCGCACAGATGGCGACGATGAGCTGCGCGCGAGCTCGGCGCTTGTCGGCCGCGCGCTCCTCAGCGGCGCGTCGCTTTTCGGCCTCGCGCACCTGGGCCAGGGCGACCCATTCCTGAGCCAGGGCGTGTTTGCGCTGCAACTCGGCACGCTCGCACCGCAACAGCACGATTACGCCGCTCACGAGCGGTCCGTGACCGGCACAGTCTTCGATACCGGGATGGGCCTTAATCCGCTCGATCGCTGAATCACATTCCTCGATCAGGACCTCGATCGCCTCGCCGCCATAGCCGACGTGCCTGCGACCATTTGAATTCAATTCAGGGGGCGGCATCAGTGGTGTCCTTTCCTAAACTCCGGCGACGCGCATGCGGCCTTCCTTGCCGACTTCCAGGCCGGCGGGCGCGGAGCGCGTTGCGAGCGCCATGGGGTATGAGAGCTTCGAGGGCAAGGCGGCCATGCTCCACTCGGGCGAGGAGTGAATGAACTCCTGGATGGCGGCCACCAGGCCGGGATAGCGCGGGCAATAATCGTGCATGAGGATCGCGGCCTTGTCGGGATCCATGGCCGGCACGACCTGGCGGAGATCCGCCGCCATGGCCGGCCCGGAGTGGTCGCCGTCGATATAGGCGAAATCGAACTGGCCCCAGCTCCGCCAGTCGACGGCAGCGCTGTCAAAGACGATTCCTTCGGCGTCGACGTCGGGCGCATATTCCTCGAGGAGGCGGAGTGACTCGGCCACGCATTCATCCTCGATATCGCAGACCGCCAGGCGCCGACGGGCGCCTGTCCCGGTCGGGCCCATGAGCTGGAGCTGCATCCCGATCGCCAGGCTGCTGAATCCCTCATAGGTGCCGATCTCGATGACGGCCGAGGCATCCCAGCACCAGAGGAGGCTCGGCAGGAGCACGCCGCAGCCGAAGCTCTTGGAGGAGCGCACGCCCTCGGCACGGCAGACGCCGTACAGCGTCGCCTGCGAGAGGACCTGCTCGTCGGGGATCGAGGTCATCGCTCCGGATCTCCGTTCTTGTCGGCAATCGCCCAGGTGTCGTTCTTGACCATATAGACGGCGCGTGGCTTCAGGGCGGCCTCCTCGAGCAGCGCGCGCATCCCCGCGGGGAGGATCCGCCAGCAATCGACCGGATGGTCATGGACCTTGTCGTGGCGCCAGGGCGCCGCGAGGACGATCGTCCCCCCGGGATTGAGGGCGCGGGCCATCTCGGCGAGCAGCCGAAACGGATTCTTGACGTGCTTGAGGACCTGGCCGGAGATGATGAGATCGAAGCGGCCGGAGCGGGCGGGGAGACTATACGGGCCCGCCATGACCAGGTCGACATTCAGGCCGGGCTCCAAGTCGGCGCCGAGATAAGTCCAGGACGGGGGCATGAGCTCGCGGTATGTATGAGGAAAGTCGGTATTGACGCAGCGGCTGCCCACGTCGAGGACGCGGAGGGCCCGCGCGTGCGCGGGCTTCAATTCGTCCTGGACGATCCGGCTCATCTCTTTTAGACTATCCTCGTGCATGGTTCTTCCTGCGGAAGAAGCGGTTTCTCTCGGTAACGGAGAAGGTCCGGATCTCGAAGCCGTGTTTCCAAAGCACAAACGGCAGCGCGAGCTGATCCCTCGAGGTCTCGGCCGCCGCGTATTCTTCCCACCATCGCTTCGCGAACTCGATGACCGCCGGCGCCTTGTGCCGCCGGAGCATGATCCCGTTCGCCGTGAGGCCGAGATTCTCCGGCATGCCGGCGTCGCGATAGCGCTGGATCTGCGTCTCGACCGCCATGATGCTGGCCTTACTCATCCTGACGCAGCTCTTGGCCTCCTCATAGACGCAGGACCGATTCGGATGCCGGCTCATGATCCAGTCGGGCCAGCGGGCTTTCTCGCCCATCCGCGTCGGATCTTGCCGGAGCCGCTGGTTCGCATCACAATAGAGCGAGTATTCATACTGCGGCAAATAGAACTGCGGCAGGATCTTTGGCAGGCGGCTCGCCCGGATGGGATCGAGCCCGCGCGTATCGAGCGTGCGGATCTGCCAGGGCTCCCGCTCGCCGGCGAACTCGAGCGAGTCCTCGGCGACGAAGGCGACATAGTCCCAGCCGGGGAAGGCCGGCACCTTGGGGAGGCGATCATATCTGCCGGTGACGACCGTGTAGACGACTCGAGGGCTTGGGTGTTGGGGGTTGGGGGTTAGGGTGGATCGACGCAGCTCCTCGGGGGTGCGCTTGAGCTCGTGCGCCGAGGCGAGGCAAGTCCCCTTCAGCCAGGTTCGGTCTTTCCGCTCGCGGAGGTGGTAGCAATAAAGCCCGTCCATCCGCCAGACCTCGAGGCCCGCCTTGTGGAGGCAGTGGTGGAAGTCATTGTCGACGCCGAAGAAGCCGGTCTCGACGAAGCCGCCGATCTTCTTCCAGGCCGACTTGCGCACGAGCATGAGAAAGCCGCCGATGAGCTGGCGGCGAAGTTGCGTGGTCTGCAGGCCGAATCGCTCCCAGATCTCGCGGGCTTTCTCGCGGTGCTTCTTCAGATCGTGGCCGCGCGGGGCCTCCTTGAGCTTCTGCTTCTTGCAGCCGATGTTATTGGTCCAGCAGGTGAACATGCCGGCGCGCGGGTGCTCCTTGATCACGCGCTGGCAGATCTCATACCAGTTCGGATTCAGGAGCAGGACGTCGTGGTCGAGGAGGAGGACCCAGTCGGCCCAGGAATTCCGGATCGCGCGGTTGTAGGCGAAGCCGAGCCGGCCTCCGGGCTCGTAGCAGATGCGGACGTCGATGCCGGGCAACTGGGGATTCGGGGCCTGGGGTTTGGGATGCGGGGCCAGAGGGATGGAGCTTCGGGCTCGGGGCTTGGGATTCGGGCTTGGGGAGTCGACGAGGTCGAGCTTCTCGAGGAGCTCCCGGTCGGAGCGTTTCTTGCAGTGGGCCTGGAAGTGGTCGCGATCGCGCTTGAAGGCCTTGGTGCCGAGGACGTGCCGGCCGAGTCCGCCATTGCCGCGGGTGAGGTATTTGCGGAAGTGCGCCTCGAAGGTCTCGGGCGAGGCCACCACGCCGAAGGCATGCCACAGGTTGCGGAGCTGGTGCTTGCGGGGCGGGGGCTTATAGGGCCACTTGCCCTTGCGGAACTGATGGCCGACCTGCACGCCGGTGAAGACCTTGATCGGGATCTTGGCCATGAAGGCGCGGAGGGCCATGCCACGCTCCTGGGAGCCGTGGAGGCCCTCGTAGTTGTTCCAGCCGCCCAGGGCCTCGAGGGTCTCGCGGGACATGAAGCAGCCGACGGTGATCATGTCGACCTCGACGAGGCGGTGCGGTTTCGTGGAGACCTTGGCCACGGCCTGATATTGCTGCTTCTCGCGCCGGAGGCCATTGCCGCTGGGCCAGAGGTAGGTGGCGCTCGGCGGGCGGAAGTTCCAGTCCTCGTCGAATTGGACATTGCGGACGATCGGGCAGATGATCGCGCGTTCCCGGGCGGCCAGGACGGCGAGATCCGCCAGCCGGCCATCGACCACGTTGCAGTGGGCATCAAAGAAGCCGAAGACCGAGCCCTGGCCGGCCTCCACCCCCTGTCCCTTGCACAGGCCGCACCCGATGCGCTGGGCATTGCGCACGATGCAGATGTCTTCGCCGAGGTCCTCGGCGCTCTTGTCGGTGGAGCCGTCGTCGATGACGATCAGCTCGAAGTCTTGACCGCGCACGTTCCGCCGCAAGGCCTCGACGGTGGCCTTCAGGCGCAGTCCTTCATTGTGGGAATTGATCACGATCGACATGGGGACCAGGCCGGCGGCGGCCAGCTGGCAGTCGAGACATTCCTCCTTGGTCCTCCTGGCGCTGAGCGTCCGGATCTGATCAGCGAGTCGGGCCACGGGCGCCCCCTCCCGGCGCCGATCTCGGTCGCTCGCCGGGGTCGACATCCTTGAAGTTGTGGCGTTCGGAGATGGCGACCGCCTTGGCCGGCCTCAGACCCCGGGCCACGGCCTGCAGCAGAAGCCGGGCGGCCATGCGCTTGCGCGTCTCCGTGCCCGTCGCGATATCCGGGACGCTGTCGAAGAAGGCGTCGGCCTTCCGCTCATAGTCTCCGCCGCACTCCTGCAGCATGCGCACGAGGAGGCGATCCCGCTCGGCGACGTCGCGCTCCTGGACGCGCTTGGGGCATTTGTCCACGTCCCTCTCGTCGACGACGATCTGGGCGTGGGTGATCGCCAGGGGCGTGGGCCGCGTCTCGGTCACGAAATCGGCGGGAATGCCCTCGCGGGTCGTAAACGGGATGGCCTCCGGGACGTCGGGTCGGCGGATGATTCCCTGCTCGGCATCGGCCCGCTCTTGGATGGGCACCCAGATCGTCACTTGCGCCATGTTATTTCTTCCCCATTACGGAGCCTGCGCCAGATCGAGCGAGAAGTCGCCCATTTGCACGTAGCTGCCAGCGGCAATATCTCCCGCTGGTGAACTAATGCTCTGCGATAATCCCAAGTAGATTCCCGCCCAGAGCCCGCTGGTATAGGTAGTGTCATGGACTGTGCGCGTGTCGGCAGCGCTTGAAGTCTTGATCGATGGGTTCGCGCCCTCGAAATACTGAATCCACTGTTCGCCCTCATTACAAGCGCCGCCGCTGTCGATCTCCGTGGTGCTGCCATCATCACGGCGGTAGATCTTGCGTGTATCTCCAGCGCCGCCGTAGCCCTTCGCAAAATGTTGATAATATCCCGTCATTCCCGCCGCAAAAGGATTGCCAGCGCCGTGTGAACTGTACAGGACGAACAGGCGATGGAGCACATAAATCCTGCCCGTATAGGAGACATGGTCGTCGCCAGTCCAGCTCGCCATCTTGACCCTGACCTCATCCGGCTGGCCGATGCCATTCTGGGGGTCGCATAGAGGCCCAACGGTCGCATAGCCGAAATGGGGGGTCGACGAGGGTGAGCCGATGGCATCGTCCCAGTAAAGACGACATTCATTGTCCTTGATTTCCAAGTGGTCATAGTTGGCGCGTTCGTGATACCAGGTTGCGCCGGTGTTGGCGTTGAGATTGGGGTCGTTGGCGCGGTCGAAGTCATCGGTCCAGACCAGGTCGATGCAGGTGGGCGCCTGAGTCGCCGTCGCGGTAGCGGTGGGCGTGTCTGTGTCCGTGGGCGTGCCGGTGTCGCTCCCGGTCCCGTCGCCATCTCCGGTCCCGTCGCCATCTCCGGTCCCGTCGCCATCGCCGGTTGCGTCTCCTGTCGCGTCCCCGGTTCCGTCGCCTGTCCCATCCCCGGTGGCATCTCCAGTGCCATCGCCCGTCGGGGCGCCGGTATTGGTCGGGGTCGCGCCGATGAGGAGGACGCCGTCGCCCATGTCGGTCGCGGTGTCGGAGCAGGTGGTGACGTAGTCCGCATCCTGGCTGAGCCCGACCGCGGCCGTGACCTTGAGCGCCGAGACGGCATAGGGGATCTTCTCGACCACAATGGTGATCGGGGAGGGGAAATAGAGCGTATTCGCGACACCGCCGGCGCCGCCGTCCACGTCGACGGTCAGGACGCCGTTCGTGTAATCGTCCATCTCATAGTCATCGCTGAATACCCAAACGGTGAAGGGCCCGTCGACATCGTCCCCGTCCTCGAGATAACTCCAGCCGCCGCGCTCCTCGAGGAAGCGGACCTGGGCCGTGACCACGAGCCCGGCCTGGCTGATGATCCTCTCGACGATGAAGATTCCGAGCTTCGACTTCTGCCCCTGCCAGGAGAAGCGCCGCGGCCCGACGCGCTCCCATTGGCTCAGGGTCTCGCCGGTCTCGAGGACGACCTCGATCTGATGCGAGCCGCGGATCCACGCTGCGCCCTGGTCGTTCGCCTCGATAGCCTCGAGGGTAATCCCGATCTGGGCAAGCCCGCCCACTTCCGGCTGCTTGGTGTCGAATTCATAGTCCGTGGCATCCCACTCATAGAGCCAAACCAGGGACCCGGCCGGGGCATAAATGCCCCCGACGTCGTGGATGTCGACGAGGCGCGTGTCCGATTCAGGCCAGATGCTACCCGCTCGCTCTCGCAACTCCGGCGGCAGCCGCTCGATCAAGCGGACCACATCGGCGATGCGCTGTGCCGAGTCCTGACTGAATATGGCGCCTTGAACCACGGCCTAGATGTCCAAGTTGAGGGTGGAGAAATCCTTCTCCGGGAACACGCGCTTTTGCATGAAATGCTGCAAGAGGCCCTGCACTATGAACTGGTCGCCATCCTCATCCAGCAGCTTCGACGAGACCGCCGGCTTTCCGCGATCATCGGTGCACCGCTCGTGCACACCGTCCCGAATGCGATAGAGCCCGTGGCTGAGAGGACGGAAATCCCAGCGGTCTTCATTGAACTGGATCTTGTAGGTGACGATGTAATAGTTGACTTCGTTGCGGTTGGCCGCTTGGCCGGAGTATTCGACGATCTTGGCCTTGCGGTAGCCGGCAACGTAGCCGGCGATCTCGGTCTGCGCAGCATTTACACTGCCGAGGAAGCTGCGAGCCGTGGAGGGACTATAGGAGGCCTCGTTGCGGGTGATGGTCACCTCGAGCTCATAGGCGTCGCGCTGAAGCGGCGGGTCAAAGCGACTACCGGCCGTGTTGTAGACACCAATCCCAAACTTGTCCTTCTCAATGGCCACGGTGTGCGTCCACGCGCCCCACCTGATCTTGGGATCCTCATCGAGTGGATCGTCAGGATAGTCCACGGCCGTGCCGTAGCGTTTCTCATAGTCGACGTTGACCATCCAGATTTTCCGGTTGCCCGTGCCGGCCGCCTCGACGCGGCGAACCTTGGCGGCACTGTCGTCGGGATGCGCGTCGCCGACGGTGGGGATGCCCGTAGCCTCGCGGGCGTCCTTGGCCGGATAATCGCCCAGGGTTTCAAGTTGCACCTGGAAGACGCGACGATATTGGCGGCCGTCCTGGCTCCTGCCGGCCGTGGCCCCCTTCGTCCATTCCTTCACGATGTCCGCCATGTCAGATCTCCACTACTTGCAGGCCGCTCAGGGATTCACTGATCGTGCTGAGATGGTCGACCTGGTCCTTTTGCAGCTCATTTGATTTCGCCGTATTCGTGGCCGTGCGCTCGGCGGCCTTGAGAGCCCGGGCCTGATGCTGGACCTGCGCCTTGGTGATCGCCGAATAGGCCGCCACGGTGCCCTTCTGCAGCGCCGCGGGCGAGGTCGTCGGGAGCGCCGTCGCTTCTCCACCAGCCCCGGCTTCCTCCTGTCCCCCGGTGCCGGTGATGTCCTGCCCGTCCTTGGGCTTCTTGCCAAGCTCGTTCCAGTCCTTGAGGAGGCCCGCGAGCCATTCGGGGAGCTTGCCAAGCTCCTTCATGCGCTCGGCGAAGAACTTCTGGAACTTGCCACCCAGGGCATCTTTGAGGTCCTTCGCCCTATCGCCGAGGACCTTTTCAATGACACCGATCTTGCGCTCGGCGATCTTGGGCATCTTCCCGAAGACAGTCTCCATGCCGCCCAGAAGCGGTTGCCAGATATCGCCAATCTTAAGCTTGCCGGTGATGAGGGCAGGCAACGAGGTGGCGAAGCGGCCGAGGTTGCCACCGAGGTTGCGGAACAATTTGTCAATGTTTCGATTGAGCGCGCCCAAGGAATTCAGGAGATATCGGGCGTAGGTGGGAATGGCGACAGTGAAGATGTGCTTGACCTGGTTCGCAAACTTCTCGATGTTGTAGGCGCCCTGAACCAGATAGAGCCGGACGTAGTCGCGCCAGTTTTGAAAAACGAATTGCACCGTGATTAGGGAGAAGATCACCAGATCCCGCATGTCGGTCATGGCGCTGCTGAAGCCTTTCACCTGGGGGAAGAGTCGGGTGAAGATCCGGCCGATGAAGTTGCCGACGATCTTGATGCCCTCCCAGATCATGCCGAAATAGGAGACGAGCACGGCGCCATAGGCACGAATCAGTGGCATGGCCCACTTGACCAGGCGGCTGAGCTTCTCGCGCGCCATAGTGGCGATCCCGCCGACAATCGGCGCAACCTTCTCGCGAATCAGAATGAAGCCTCGCGTGATGACATTGGCGACCTTCGTGATGGTCGGCGCCATGCGCACAGCCAGGCCGCGAATCAGACCCCGGAAGGAGGTCTTCGTGCGCTGGATCGCATCGTTCGCCTGCTCGATCTTCCGCGCGTCGACGCGCGTGAGAGAGCCATAGAGTCTCCGGCTTTCCTCAACCATCTCCCGGAGGCCGGCGCTCCCGAGCGAGAGGGTATTGACGAGCTTCTGGCCGGCGCGGCCATAGAGCTTGGTGGCCACATAGTTCCGCTCGGACTGGGTAGCCAGGCCCTTCATGGACTCGGCGATCGTGAGGAAGGCCTGGTCCGGCGACATCTTGATGATGTCGTCGACCTTGAGGCCGAGGGCGTCGAGGGCATAGCGCGCCTCGCCGATGCCCTGCTTGGCTTCGCCCAGGGCCTTGGACTGGAACATGAGGCCCTTGTTGAGGACCTCGGTGCCGGCGCCGGTGATCTCGGCGGCGTGCTGAAGACCGACGAGCTTCTCGGTGGCGATGCCGATGCGATCAGAGAGCTTGGCCGTCGCGTCGACGGCCTTCATTTCCTTGCGGACGAAGAAGCCGAGCACCGTCGCGCCGGCGGCCGCGGAGACAGCGCTGAAAGCCGCGAGCTTGACCCCGGCGCGAGCCACGGTGCCGGCGAACCGCGAGACGATCCCTTGCGATCGCTTCATTCCGCGGCGAAACTTTCGGGTGCGGGCGGTGACGGCGACGTTAAGATTGGCGACAGTGGCCATCCGACTTCTTCTCCTTCTCGCGCTCCTTGCGGATGCGTCGGTTGTGGGCGATGGCCCATTGCGTCATCACGGCCTGTATCTCCTCAGCGGACCGGCGCTCGCGGCGGCCCTGGAACTTCGGCATGAAGTCCTCGGCCGTGGCCGGCCGCCCTTTGGTCCGCCAGGTGTTCGCGACGGTTGCGGCGATCATCCCGGCTCGCCAGTCGGCGCGATCCGGCCCGATCGGGCTCAGCCGGTCATAGGCGCACCATTCGGCGAACTCGGCCGAGCTGATGCACTCTTGCGCTTCGGCGACCGAACGATGGCCCAGGGCGAGGGTCAGTCTGAACCAGAATTGTCGCTCTGGTCGCCGGCGGAGTTTCCCGCCAGGGTTTCGATATCGCGCTGACTGAGGCCGTTCATGGAGCTGGCGATTTCGAAGATCCGCCCGAGCGCCTTGGAGGATTTCGCATTGAGCGCGGCGATATCCTTCAGGACGAAGAGCGGCGTGCCGGCGGCATCGCAGAGGGTCATGGCCAGGAGCCGGGCGATGGCGTTCCTGACGGAGATCCGGCCGGCCTGGGTGCAGGCGATCTCATACTGATCGCGCTCGGCGCCGGTCATGGTGCGGAGATGGACGTAGCCGCCCCACTCGGGCACGGCCTCGCGCCGGATCGGCCGATCCTCGGCGGCCAGGATGGCGTCCCTGGTCAGGTCGACCTCCGGGACGGCATCCGGTTCCTGCGGTTGCGGCTTGATCTGAGCACAGACGGGCTTTCCCTCTTTGACGAGGGGATCGTTCTCGCCCACGATTCCTCCTTTCGGTGGCTTGGGTCCTGGACTAGGCCGAAGCAGTCGCGGCGCCGTCGATGTCGATCTCGCCGGAGACCTTGACGGTGACGGTCGCGACCATCTTGTCATTGAGCGGGGCGCTGGGCGCGTAGCCGGTCATGAATCCGTCGAAGGTCCACGTGGCCCCGGCCGGCCAGGTGATGATGATCTCTTCCACCGCATCGTCGATCGGCGGCACGGTGTCCGGGTTGAAGTGGATCTCGAATTCGAGTCCGCCCGGATCGTAGAGATCCGCCGGGGTGAAGGTCTTGCCGTTGACCGTCCCCTGGTGGGAGGTCTCGATGGACTCCCGCTCCTGACCGGGCGGGGTCACATCCATGATTTGCGCGGAGAAGCCACTGGTTCCGAAGGCGATCGTAATCCCAGTGCCAATGTCCACGCTCGGGCTGGCTTCTGGCATGTCAGCTCCTTTTCTATTCGACGAACCAGAAAACAAAGTCCATGATCTTGAACTGCGGGCCACGCTGGCTCGCATCGATCGGTGGAATAAAGCTGTCGTGGTCGGCCTCGAGATAGGCCTTGCGCACGGTGACGGTGGATCCGGTCTCACCCATGGCGCCGCGGAGGGTGTCGAGATCCGCCTTGACCGCGTCCCGGGCGGCCTCGGCGATCTTGGGGGTGACGCCATAGGCATTGATCTGGACGCGGGCCCGGGAGAGGGAGGCATTGTCCGCCTGGTGGTGGGTCTGCACGTTGCTGATGATCTGATACGTGAGGTAGGCGCCGTCGGCGACGCGGGTGCTCTGGCGCACATTCCCGGCCGGCCAGCAGCGTGCGCCGGTGACGGGCTGGGTGTTGGTGCCGTTGCGGAGCTGGTAGTTGAGGGCCTCGCGGAAGCTCATGCCTTCTTGCCCTCCTGCTCGACGCCGCGGCCGATCTCGCGGCCGATGATCTTGAGGGCCGGCTCCCGGTTCTCATCGAGGGCGGGCCGCATGAAGGGCTGGGCCGGCACGTTGCCGTGGCCGAATTCGACGGAGAAGGGGTAGTAGCCGGGGTCGTTTTCGGGGATGCCCAGCTCGGCGCGGGTGCCGGTGCGGACCTCCACGCCGAAGTTGCCGCGACGGGCACGGCGGGCGCGGAGCTTGAGGGACTTCTTCATGGCGCCGGTGCGGACGGGCGCCTTGGATCTGGCGGAGGCCAGGACCGGGCGGGCCCCCTCCCGGAGGGCCTTGCGGACGATCTTCTTCTGCATGACCTTGGGGAGGCGGTTCAGCTTCTTCTGGAGCGCCTTGTCGCCGGTCAGGGAGATGTCGATATAGGGGCTCATGGCGCCTCCTTGCAGAGGAGGATGAGCTCGCGATGGCGCTCCTCGACATCGTTCACGTGCTCGATGTTGAAGATCTTGTCGAAGTCCGTCTCGTCGCCGCCTGTGCCGGTCGCTGTGGCGGTGGCGCTGGCAGAGGCGGTGAGGAGACCGACGCGATAGCGCGGGAGCACATCGGCGAGATAGCGCATCCGGATCCGCACGTTGACATTGGCCTGGACCTGCTGGGCCAGGAAGAGCTCGCGGCCGGAGAGGTATTCGACGGACATCCAGCGGATGCCGATGGTGTCCCATTCGTCTATGACCACGGCGCCGTCGGTGTCGTCGGATTCGACGGGCGATTGCACGTGTCCGCGATGTCTGAGCTTGCCGGCGCGCATCAGGTGCTCCAGATTCGATAGGGGAAGATGAGGCTCTGGACGGCCAGGGGGAGCTCGCGGGCGGTGACGCCGATGAGGACCCCTTCGCGGTTCTCGAACCAGTGCCCGACCAGGAGCTTCATGGCCTGCAGCAGCGGCTCGGGCACGTCGGAGCCGGCGGCGCCATAGCCGGCCACGAATTCGACATCGACCGCGTTGATGATGGAGCGGGTGCTGGGCCAGGTCTGGGAGTAGGCCTCGACGACGCGCCCGGGCTTGGCGTAGGTGTCGACGGTGTAGACTGAGGAATCGAGGGTCTGCTGGGTGCCGCCGGTGTCGTAGTATTTGATTGAGGAGACGGACTGGAGCGGCGGATAGGGGACGCGGATCTCCGCCTTGAAGGCATCGAGGTAGAGGTTCCAGGTGGCGGTGATGAGCTGCCGCGCCGTCCAGTGCTCGACCGTGATCCGGGCCGTCGTGATCAGCGACTCGATCAGGGTTTCCTCGTCGTCGCTATCGACGCGGAGGTGATCCTGCATGACGTCGACGGTGATCGGCTCGGCCTCCGGCTCCGTCTTGATGACCGTGGGCATTTACTTCTTCCT